AGAAGCAAGAATGCTATGAAGGCGAGGTCAGTTAAAAGGCCAGGTATGGCAAGTATCTGGCCAAAAGGCATGAGAAGGAGATAGTATGGATGGGTTTTACTATGCCTCCTGGTGTAAACGAAAAGGAGAAAGAATGCAGGTAACTATCATTGGCACGGTTTCAGCGTCAACTATTCCAGATGAGGTAGCAACCTTTACAGTCACCAAACCTGATGGCACGACAGAAGTTAAGACTTCTACCATTGGCGAAGACTTAATTGCCACTGTAGTGTTTGATGAGGAAGTTGGGACTGGCTATACTGTTAAGGGCCATGTGGATTCAGATGGAATCTATGCTGCTGTGGATAGCAACATTCTTCCGTTTGATGTGGCAGAAGGGCCAGAAGGATTACTGCCTCGAACCTTTGAACTGAAAATGGCGGAACCCAGAACGCTTGGAGTAAAGAGAGTCTAAGCAAAACCAGTAGTTCGTTTACACCAGCAGAGATAGCAAATACTAAAGGAGATAATATGGATTTGATTAGTTTGGTTATTACTCTAATTGTTTTGGGGCTTGTATGGTGGCTCCTAACTGCATATATACTGCCACACGTACCAGAGCCATTGAGAACTATCATTATTGTGCTGCTGATAGTCATAGTCATATTATGGCTGCTGAGTTTAGTAGGCGTACTGGGCAGCGTACGTTTAGGCAAGTAATATGATTCTAGCACTAATAACTACAATCGCAGTTAATCTTGCAGCCTTCCGCATAGGCATTGATTATAAGCACTTCTGGTACCATACCTGCCAGATGAATGAACCATTTACAAGGTGGTTTTCAAGGATAGCCGAAGCAGCTCCAGTAACCTGGTGGTCGGTAGTAGGAGCGATGATTCTTTGCTGTATGGGAGCAATTATAGTGGCCAACTGGTATTGGAGACCACTAGCATTTGAGTTTACCTTCTTCTTCGGCTGGTTCGTATTCCACATATTGCAGTATATAGAAGAACACAGTACTGACAATCCACCGCATGTACTGTTCTGGAGAAAGAAGATATGACTTTTATACCTGAATGTCCGTGGAGACCTGCGAGGTATAGTATTACCGACTTCGTTAAGCCAGCCAATAGGGCAGTGAAAGAGCAAGCGGCAGTTCTAAAAGCCGATACCACCAGTGATGATGAGTTTATTAGGAAATGTGTGGAGTTTGTGAGAGATAACTTCACATATCCGCTAGACTACTTGGGCGCACCCTCAAGCGGTATGCAAGTAAGGAGATTTGACAAAGGCAGATGGTGGAGTTACTTCTATAACAAGACAATGAGTTATGCTTGGAGCTTCCCAGAAGAAACACTAGTCATAAAATACGGCATCTGCATTGACACAGCATTGCTGATTACAAGTTTATTGCTAGCTGGCGGCATAGATGCTAAGTGCTGTCTGGGCGCAGTTGTCAATAATAAGACGCAGGAAGTAGAAGGCTACCATGCCTGGTCAGAGTTTGCCTATAAAAACAATGACTGTATTGATGAGACTACCATTCATTTTAAGTCAGAGACTATTATTAGTAAGTCTCTGGCCTATAATTGTGATTCGGAATGGGCCAAGACAAGTGGTATTTACTATAGACTAGAGGCCAAGTTTAACAATAGAAGCTATTCGGCTATTGGTGAGTTGGGTAAAGAGATGGTTGCGCTGATGGGTGTGTCAGCTTCACGAGTGGGTCAATATGGACTAGATACTACGATGAAGCAAATGCGTAGTAAGAAGATTGAGCAAGAGAGGCGTAAGGCAGAGCAGTATACACATAAGTTAGTTAATACTGCTTTCGGAGAGCGCTAGTGGGCAAGAAGATTGCTGAGCGCAGAACGGCAGAGATAGTTCTTCGCATGGGCAATAGTAGTAAGAAGACTGGCAAGGAGAAGTACCAATCTGTGCAGCAAGCATTCAAACTACAAGAAGTTAAATCAGAGGAAGTTAAGTAATGCACCCAGACGATGCAATGAAGATGTTGTTGGGAGACAGGAAACTGTTTATTGAAACGCTGTTGAGGATTGAGGATAAGGATAGGAATATTATCCCATTCAAGCTCAATCCGATACAGACAGATATACTAGACAGCTGCACTGGCAGAGATATATATCTGAAGCCTGGCCAGATTGGCGCAAGTAGCATTATGATTGCCGACTACTTGTGTGATGTCATTACGATTCCAGGCACAGTTGCAATTATTGTCAGTTATAATGAGTTTATTGCTGGAAGATTACTGGCAAAAGCGCAGGCATACTATGACCTATTACAAGAACTTATTCCAAGTATTCCAAAGATGTCCCACAAAAGCACTACGGAGAAGACATTCCCTGAAATCCACAGTAGCTTCTATGTTGGCTCTTGCGGGTCATTTACTTTTGGCCGAGGCGAAACGATACATAGGTGTATGCTTGATGAGTTTGCCTTTTGGCCCAAAGGCGATGCAGAAAGAATTGCCATACCCACTATTGAGCGGGTTCCATTGTCAGGCAAAGTCAGCATCATCTCAACACCAAATGGTCAGGATAATGAGTTCTATGAGATGTACAAAGCAAGTAAAGAAGGATTTGAAGTAGGCAAGTCAATGTTCAAGGACCACTTCTATACGTGGCTCCAGCATCCAGAATATCAGTTAACTTCAGACAGTCCGTACATTAGAAGCATGGATACTGAGTTGGGCGAATTGAGTCCAGATGAACTGGCATTGACAGATAGATACAGCGCAACCTATGACCAGCTGAGGTGGAGAAGACGGAAGATAGCTGAGATGGAGAGTCTGAGGAGAAATGGCGAGACTGGAGTTATGTTCCAGCAAGAATATCCCGAAGATGATGAGAATTGCTTTTTGGCAGCAGGAGATGCTGTTTATGATAACGAAACTATTAATCAGTTGCTGAAAGGCTGTATGCCAGCTCCATTTGGATTCCAAGCTGCCAATGTTTGGGAACAACCAAAGCCAGGAGTTGATTATCTTATTGGGGTTGACCCAGGCGAGGGAAAGACCAGCTATAGCGTGGCAAGTGTTTGGCGATTCGAGAATAATAAACAGATTAATGTGGCAACCCTTAGTGGCAAATATACTCCCGATGTAATGGCAGACAAGGTGTATGAGCTGGGTAAGTATTTTAACTGGGCCAAGATTGCCCCTGAAAACAATCTGTCAGCATTTCTTGCCTGTCTCAACAGCAAGCACTATCCGAATATATACAGGCAGAAGGATTTAGTTACGGGGATGCAGACGCAGGTATTGGGGTGGAAGACTACACCCAACTCCAACATCTATATGATTAATGAGATGGGTAGATGTCTGCCTACAATTGAGACACACGACAGCAGATTTGTTAGTCAACTACGAAATATCCGCTGGTGCAACAGAAGACCTATGGCAATTGGCAGTGATGATTATCATGATGCTGCCTGTATTGCAATTGCCTGTAGGCCGAATATAGAAGTATCAGTCGGCATGGCATTTTACAAGAAATAAGGAGTAACTATGGCTACCTCACTAACACCGTCAGAAACAACTAGCAAGTGTACTGCACTGAAATCATTATGGGCAAAGAGGGATTTAAAGTTCAAAGACTGGATGGCATTGTTGTCGCTACAGACAGATGCCAATGCTGACCCAGATTTGGAAAGCTTTGTCAGCAACGAACCAAGAACTCAGTTCGACACGATTGTACACTTGCTGGCTGAGCCAAATATCCCACATAGAGTGCCAGCAATGGACTTGCCCAAGGAATTTCAACAGGCAGCTGCAGATACTGAGATATTCCTGGCTCGAGCTTGGAAATACGTGTATGCACAGCATAGGTCAAAGGGTGGGCAGAGCTGGATTAGGGATTTGACTAGTTATGTGGCGGCGTTTGGCTGGTATTCTGTGTTTGCCATGATTGACCCAGTTAGTCAGCTTCCCATTGCTGAAGTTTGGCATCCAAGTACTGTTTTCCCTGCGTTTGGAACGAGTTCAGTGCCAGAACTCAGCCATATCTTCACAATGAATGAAGCAGATGCTAAGAGATTCGTAGTTACTAAGCAATGGAAGGTAGAGAACATATCGGGCACTGTGACGTTTTATGACTACTGGTGGACAGATGACCAAGGAAAGATTTGGAACAGCGTAGTTGTAAATGGAGTATTTGCTAAACCTCCCACAGTTACTAATTTCACTCGGATGCCTATCTTTGTCAGTCCAATTGGTGGACTGCCGGATAGAGGCGAACTCATGCCGCAGAATTGGCAAGAAGTAGTTGGCCAGGGCGTATTGGCTGCCAATGAGGGCGCATATAAAGCTTACAATAAGCAGTGGTCATTTGGCCAGCAGATGGTTAGAGATACTGCTATTCCAAGGTGGCTGGAGCTATCTGCCAGTGGTAAGATTCTCAAAGAAGAAAACATGTGGAAGCGCGGTGCGGTATTCAAAGGACAGATTGGCGATACTGTAATGCCACTGCCAGTTCCAATTATGCCGATTGAGATGAGGGCAGACAGGATTGATATTGAAGGACAGATACAACGAGGCAGTTTGCCTTGGAATATTATGGGCGGCAATATGAGTAGTTCAATGACGCCATATTTGCAAGCTCAAGCAACAGAATCTGCGCAGAGGAAGTTGCAACCCTATCACCAAGGCATCATTAATCTACTGTCTGATATTGATAACTTCTGGCTGGTCGAGTGCAGGACTAACAACTACCGGCCGCTAGATATTAAGAAGCTGCCCAAGTTACCCGAGGACGCCCTTGCAACTGCGGATTATACGATTAAGATACCTGGCGACTTAACTGCTAGAGCTACAGTTGCAAGGATGCTTGACCCCAACTTCAAGTTAAGTACTCAGTCAGTTATGGAACTGCAATTCCCTGAGATTAAGAATCCAATCAAGGAGATGGCGATTGCCAGGGCTAATGCTGCATTGACAAATCCTCTGATGGCAATGGCAGACTTTATTATGGCAGCCAAGAATGAAGCAGAGAATCAGCGAGCATTAAATAATCCTTATGCAGCAGGATTATTTGATAAGATTGCGGCAGCTGCAGAAGCCCAAATTGCTCCCCAACAGCAACAGCAGGGCGGACAGTCGCAACAGTCTGTTCCAACTCCATCTGCTCAGCCACCCAGTAATGGCGGAGTAGCTGGAGTCAGTCCTGACCAACTTGGTATGGTGCTGAAGAATAACCAGAACGTAGTTCAGAATGGTCAAGGGGGTATAATCTAATGACAATGCCCAGTTATGTCAATGACTTTACGCAGAAGGCGCAGAATTATTTCACTGCTAATACTGCTGTCCAGAAGCAACTGACAGCAATACAAGGCAGTTTGACTTCTGTTAATTCCAGCCTCAATAGTCCTTTTATCAAGTGGACGCCGCTTAATCTCTTTACTGGTAGCGCATTGAGAGTGCAGGCGCAGAATTATACTAAGCAGATAGCAAATCTTACTGTCCAGTATAGGCAGAACTCCTCTTGGTACGATATCTATACTGCCTTGCCAAATGCCATTTCGGCTAGACAAGGTACAGCGCAGGCAATTACTAGTGTAGATGACGCGATGAAGTTTCTTGGCATCCCAGAAGGCTTGTATGACCCAAGCCAGTTGACAAGTATAACGGCAGCAGTTGATTCAGTATTGGCAGCTATGATAATGCCCACACCTTCTACTGGTGGCAATGAAGATATTACAGCAGGACAACCAGAACTAGTTACGCCAACTAATGCTGACGCAACTCACATTCCAATGCAGAGTCTGCATAGTATTTCAGTAGCTGAAATTGGCAAAAGCATATTTACTCCACAGGTTGCTGCAGCCAAACCAGTATTAACAACTGCCCAGTGGAATGATGTACTGCAGGCGACAGGTTCAACTGCGCCAGGGGTAGACTTAACTGCAGTTGAGCTGGAAAAGAAACAGACAGAAGATTACCTAAAACAGTGGCAGGATAATCGGGATAATCTTAATGCTGCGTTCAATGAAGCCAAAACAATGCCGAGTTGGAGCATCGGCCAATACTTGATGGCAGCAATAGGCAGTCCAGGTCTAGTAGCATTGGATGCTTTGAACTGGTGGAGTCTCCATGTAACAGCACCAATGGCTGAGATGGTTAGCACTAGCCCATTGATGTTTACTGGCACTGGCCAGTCTAACCGCGACAACATGAATACGCTATATCAGCAACAGTTAGCCGATGGCAAGGACAGTTGGTCGGCAAGAGCTGCTGCGTGGAAGATAGCTACTGATGGTCAGTGGCAAGCAGCAATTGCTGAAGCTGGCCTCGACCCAACTAATCTTCTTGGCGTAGGAGCTTTTAAGGCTGGTGGAGAAGCACTGATTGAGGGAGTTAGGTTGCTTGGAGCAGGTGAGAAAACTCTTGCAACAGTCAGTAAAGTTGCCAAACCTCTCATTGCGTTTGATACTACTTACGGCAAAGTAATGAATGCTCCCTTTGATGCGATGAAAGCTGGTTGGGGCAAGTTGCCATTTACTACTGCACAGAGAGCAGCGCGAATGGCCGAAACAGGTATGCAATCAGTCAAGGTTTATGCGGAAGAAGCTGTTACAGCCAAGACTGGCTACAAATCATTTCTTGCCAATATGAGTACAAAAGATATGGCGGAAGTACTGGGTGAGGCAATGGACTTTGCAAATACCAAGATAGCAGGTTTGATACAGGGTGGAGAGAGCAAGATGGCTGACGCCGGTCGAGCATTGTGGACTGGTGGAGATATCAGCAAGTCAGTAGCTGGTACTTGGGCACTAAAGTTAAGAGGAACAGCTGAACTGCCTGCCAGCTCAATTATGGATATGAATAATTACTTCAATGCAGTGTTAGTCGGCGGCATGGAGAAGAAAGAAGCTGCTACACTGATACTTAAAACGGTTGGCGCAGTCGATGATACAGGCGAATTGCTAGTTAAAGCAGAATCATTGATTAGTGACAGAATGGCAGCCATTAAGAATAAAGTATTGGCAGATATTACCAGTCGAACTAATGGTCACGCTGCGACTAAGATGCTGCTAGATAATATGACCAAGGCGAGTAAGAATAGGCTTGATTCGGTTGCATTTCAGACGAGGCTGAGACAAGCATCAGTACAAAGATTACTTGGCAATATAGGCGATGATGTTAAGTCGGTTTGGTCAAGAAGTATTGATGCCAATATCAATAAGCCATTTGCTTCTGCTTATTTAGCTTTTGCTGCCTATGGGCCTATGAATATTGCTGAGGATATGTTGAGGAGCTTATTGGGCGGGGTAAGCCCTAGACGAATTGGTTATACTGCATTTGAGTCAGCCTTACATGGTCTGAAACATGACCTCAGTATTACAAGGACTGCGACAGAAACTGGCGGCACAATAGCTCATATGAATCCTGGCTGGGTTATTAATGCGGCTGCTAGTCCGCTGAGACTATTGGGCGTGAAAGAACCTGGCAAGTGGGTATATAATAAGATGATTTATCAAGAAGGTGTTTACCAGACTGCATTGAGGCAGAACTTTGTAGTCCAGAAATATGTACAGAATCTAAAGACTATGTTTGGGCAGACTTACCATGATATTGTTGAGTCAGGCCCAGATAAAGTTGGACTATCCAAAGAGTTGAAGAAACTCGAAAAGCAGGTAATTCATGAAGTTCAGGCTGCCAAGATATCCGGTATGCCTAATTTAGTCGGGCAGGTTAAGGATAAGTTTACCAACTATACTATTACGCGAAAGATGTTTGACGACATATTGAGTTTGAGTCCTGATTTGTCGCCAGCAGCAAGGCAAGTCCTGTCTGACAGTTTTGAGAAAAACAGACTGATGAAAAATATTACTGGTGGTATTACTGATGCTCATGGAACCATACTGGAAGACTTCATCCAGCAGCCTAAGTTTGCTCTTGGCAAAATGCAGGACAGTTTGAAAGAACTAACTGACTTAGGCGTTCATAATCCGACAGAAGTTGCTGATGCCTTCATCAACCTGACATTGTTAGGAGATACTGCCAATGTGTTGCCAGGCCAAGTCTTAGGCCGATTGACCAATATGACTAGAGGTATGGGTGCAGAAGCTAGAGGCGCTTACTTCACCAAAGTTTCTAACGACTTGATAGAGTTTATGCACCAGGCTACGCAGAGTATTGCTGATCATGTGAAGATACTGCAGAAGAGTATGGAATCGCCTGAGTTGAAGTTCTCTGAAGACTTCAAGAATGCAGTTAGCCTGACATTTGATTCGTTTGTAGATAGACAAACTGGTCTGAGTGACTTGCGCAATTCAGTCGAAGAATTGAGACAGAGAATCTTTAGTGAAACTGCGCCAGGAGATAGAGATGCAGAGTTCTGGGACAATTACTCCAGTGAAATGAACTCACTGTATACAGAACATGAGCGGCTGGATGCAAGTAAAATGGCTGCCATGACAAAAGCATTGAGACTTCAAAGCCAAATCGGCAGCATGATACCGCAGAGAGCAGCAGTTGTCGTAACTGATAGGCCTCTTGCTACTGCTGATGTGGCCAAGATGCTGGGGATAAGAGGCAATGAACTTGTCAACAGTATGATAAGCACAATGAGTTTGCAGGGGAAGGAAAGATTTGTCACTTATGTCTCTGAGATGGCAATGGAGTCAGAGAAGTCCACATTTACTCGTGATGCTGTTGGCAGCGTGTATGATTCTGTTTTGGCGGAACTCAAAGGTAGTAGCCGCCGAACTGCCAGCCCAGCTGCATTGGATATGCTGAATAAGCAAGAGGGAGAGCTTGAGACAGTTAGACAAAACATTGAGAAGCTTAAGATGAGCAATCCTGCCGACCAGACTGTTGTAGATAAGATTGGGAAGTTCATTGATGCTCATGCGGCAGCTCTACAGGCTGTTACTCCATCTGATAGAACAGCTTCGTGGACCTTCAATGACGTTTTTACGAGTAAGTATAAGTCTGAACTTAAATCTTTTGTTGACGATATAGATATTGAACTTAACTTAAGTAGTGTCAAAGGAGTTGAACTATTTAATGGCCACTCTAATTTTAGCCCGAGCAAAGGTATTGTAAGTATAAATGATGTTTCTGATAAACGTATACTTTATCATGAGCTGGGTCACGCTCATCAAGATTACTTACTCAAGACAAATCCTACCAAGTTGTATAGCATGCTTGAGGATTGGCGGCAAGCTACGTTTGAATCATTTAAGCGGCAGAAAATAGGGAAAGCTTGGGAAGATAACTATCCAGCTATAAAAACTAAAGCCGATATTGAGTCTCGTTTAGCTGGGTGGGATAGTTCAAAATGGTTCTATCTAGAGAATCAAAAAACTATTGAAGGTTTTATGGCATCATTTGGTAGTTGGGCGTCCAAGACTTCTGATGCTCATCTAGTAACGCCTGAGGAAATTAAGATTTTCGAGAAGTACTTTCCAAAAGTTTCTAAAACACCAAAGGTTAATATTACTGAGTGGCAAGCTAATAGACAAACAGCACTGGATGCGGCAATGAAAGACTTTTATCGGGAGTTCACCGACTACACTAACCAAAATGCCATTGACAGTTTTATGAAATCCATATTTCCTTTCTGGGGCTATGAGTCGCAGAGAATACTTTGGGTGCCGAGGACATTTATGCGGCACCCAGCGACATTTACTTCCTTTGAACGATACCAGCAAAACAGCGACAATGGCTACATAAGTGTACCTGGCACTGATGTTCAGTTCAATCCATTCAGAGGAACTGTTTTTGGCAACTACAGTACACAACTGAGTCGGATGGCAATGCCGAGTAAGAACCAAGGTCCAATCGCCAATGTGCTGAATGGGATTGATGCAATAAGCAGATATGGCTTCTATCCTGGCGCTGGCCCAGCCTTCATTACAACAGGCCTATCTGGCACATTAGGATTGAACTTGGGTGAGATGATGCCGAGCATTGTGAAGACGCCTATGGATGCGCTGGTAGCATTGTTTCCCAAGTCCGATGCGGTTAAGAATCTGACAGAAGTCATATTCAATGACAGGTTCAAAGACTACATGACCATCCAGGCTGTAACAAAAGCTGGCGGCGATGGCGTAGCAATTTGGCAGAAGCAGCAAGATAAAATCCCACTGACTCAAGCTGAACAAGATATGTGGGACAATGCGAGGAGAGATACATCGACTCTTGATATGATATTCCAGCAAATTGGAGTATTTAGATATAGGCCGGAAGAGCAACGGGCAGCTGCTGAGAATGCTGCAGTAGTCATTCAGCAGATGACTGGATATACTCCTGAACAACAGGACTGGTTGAAGACTCATGGCTACGATATCTGGGATATGGTAGGCGGCATGAGTCCAACTAATAAGCAGATACTACAGGAGATGGACTATTACAAGTGGGTTGGATTGAATAGACCAGCTATGCCAGAGAATCAACAGATAGCTGCGGGTAAGTTAGATAATTTCTGGTCGGCTGTTACCGCCCATTCTGATGCCAATACTGTTGCCAAGCATGACGCGGAGAGAGACTTTCTGAGTGGCAGGCTAAGTCCATCTGATTATCTCAGCAAAATCAGCGGCATATATACAGATAATCGCAACTACATTGATACATTGAAGTCGACTCCTGCTTATGCCGATGTACCGCTAACTCTTGATGAGCGAACTGCATACTATCAGAAGAGCGGTGTAGCTATGCCAGTCCAGCACCCATTCCAAGAGCTGGTTAATCTGTATAACAGTATTGAGTTGAAGAACATTATTGACCCAGTAACAGGTGAACGACTGCAAGACTGGACTAACTTCTTTGCCCTCCGTGATGCAATTGCTCAAGCTATTCCAGCAAATATGAAGGATGAGTGGGAAGCCTATATAAACAGAAATAAAACACCGTTGGAGCAACTCAGAAATGACGTAACTACAAAGTACTTGACTATCTATGATAGCTTGTACGATAAGGTTAAGCAGACCTTCTCTGCTGATAACCAAACCATTATTGACGCCTACTTGATGCAGGTTAAAACAGGTCGAGCTGTTGCTAATCCTGATTTAACTGCTGCTACTATTGTCAATGATTTCAAGGCAAAAGTAACTTCTGCCAAGGGTGCATTGAGGACTTCCAATCCATATTTGGATGCTTGGCTGTTCTATTGGGGTCGAACGACAAGCTTCAAAACTGATGCTGCCAAGAATGCTTATTTGCAGATATGTGGGCAGACCGGAAGGCAGGTGGCATAATATATAATAAATGGTCATTAATTATATACATTGACATTCTTGGTCACTTATGGTAAGATGTAAATAACAAGTAGAGAAAGGGACAACAACTATGGCAGACATGACTGGTGGCTCTACCCAAGCTGCAAGCACTACTCCAGTAACACCTACTACTCCTGACGTAAAGATGGTACGAGAGTCGGACTTGATGGCTGTAAAAGAGTCTGCAAAGAGTTGGGAAGATAAAGCTAAAGCAGCTGAGACTGAACTCTTATCTGCCAAGGCTTCCTCTGAACAACATCGGCAGGAAGTTCTCAAGCGGGATGTGACGATTGAAGAGCTTAATAAAAGATTCACATCGCTGACTGCCAATGATGAAGCAGTCAAAAAAGCCAATACTGATAGAGAGACAGCTCTGAAATCTGTTGAGGACTGGAAGGGAAAAGTCCTTGCCACAAAAGTAAATATGATTTCCACAGTTTGGGGAATCAAGCCAGAGTCCCTAACTGGCAAGAGCCTTGAGCAAGTTGACTTGTTCGAGGAAGCTCTCAAGGCAATTGGCAAACCAGCTGGCAATCAGAGTTATGCCAATGGCGGCACAGGTGCTGCTGGTGGCATGACACAGATGGATATAGCTGCCCAACAGATTGCAGCAGCCAAAGCTTTGAGACAATCGTAAATAAATTGAGGTAAATGAACTATGGCAGACAGTGGAGGCCACTGGAAAAATCTTGCCGAGGCACAGAAACTCTCCACCTCGACTACAGTCGCTGGTGTCGTTGAAACCGACATCAAGCGGAATAATCCGGCCAAGATACTTCCTATATTCAAGGGAAGCGGAACTGGCCTAAGCATCAAATGGCTATTGGAAAAGACTGGCGTTGAAAAGGATGTCCAGAATCTGACAATTGGTAGCCAGATGAGCTGGTCTGAGGGTGTTGAATATACTACCCAAGAGACTGGCCTGACCATCAAAGCAGTTCAGCGGAAGCTTGACAGCTACGTTGCGGCCATCTATGGAACTTACAACAACTATGAAGCTCAGATGCTGCTCGAAACCAAAAAGGGCTGCATGAGAAAACTGGGCGATGCCATCATCTACGACAATTCTACTTATGGCGTTAACCAGTTTGACGGTATGCACGCTTGGGCGGCCAAGATTGGCGCGCCAGCAGCTGGCAGCTTGAATGTCGATGCCAATGGAGCATTGTCACTGGGCCAGTTCAGGTCTATGGCCGATGCGGGTAAACTTGGCTGGGATGCAATCCTTATGCCGTTTGGCCTGTTGTCCAGACTTGAAGCAAGCTTCCAGGAGAAAGGTTTTGCTGGCTTAGCCAGTGGAACTGCCGGCACTATGGCCAATGTGTCATGGAGATATGACGACTTTGGCAGGCGGATTGGAAGCTGGGGCTCTGCAATGGGGCCGATTCCGATAATTCCAACTGACTATTTGGTAGCAGAGCAAGATGGAACTGGCACTGGCTCAACGGCTGATGCCAGGGCTAAGTGGACTAGTGGTACTGTTACCTACTCAGTCTTTTTCCTGAAGTTCGGCAATCCCCTCGATACAACCAATCCTGGAGTTGCTTTTGCTTTCGGCAATCAGCCTGGTGGCGATTCCACTCTTATTGATGAGGGCTTCTTTGAGCTCCAGTACTTCAACAAGCTCGAAGACTACATCGGCAAGGGTATCAGACTGTTTAACTTCGGCAGCTTTATTGCCAGCAGCCCCTTTGCTCTCGGCCGCATATTCGACATTACTGATGCTGCAATCACCACCTAAACTATCCATGAGGTTGAGTAGGTTAGTCCTCCTGGCCTACTCAACCTTCTTCTAACAAGAGAGGCAAGCCGAGGTTGAATCGCTCGGCAAGGAGAAATGAATATGGCAGTTCACAATGGCGCTCAGTTCCAACGCAAGGTAGTTAATAAAGACGGCATGATTTTACAGTTGCCGCCAGTTGCTGATGTATCGAGTCTGCTCGATGGTCAGTTGCTTAATCTCAAAGAACAATCAGCCACCCAGCTCTTTCCTATTGGCACCAGGCTAATGAGGGGCGAGCAAGTCTTCCGCTACGCTCAGAATGGCGGCGGCACACCGGCAGCTGGAGCTCCTCTGCAGGCAGCTGCAGCTCTCCATGCCGAGACTCCTGATGATATTGTGGTAGGAGCTGTTTCAGCAGCCGGCACCTACACTGTTACAGTTACCTCCACTGCTAATATTGCTGCTGCTGCCGGAGTTTACAATGAAGGCTATCTGGTAGTCAACGATGTGACAGGTGAAGGGCATCTGTATAAAATCAAAAGCCAGGCAGTCCTGACTGGCACCGATAATGCGGTTATCACTCTGTACGACCCGATTGTAGTTGCGCTGGCAGTTGATAGC